CAATGGTATTTAAATCAAGCTCAAATAGCTCAATTAAACTACCAGCGTTTGCTTTTTGAATATCAGAGGCGATTGTGGAAAACGTTTAGATTCATGTAAGTTAAGATTTGGTGACGGCACATTACCATTTGGCGGATTTCCAGCAATTAATTTAATAAAATGATTAATGAAAAAATACTTAATGAAGTTAAATCGCATGTAAACAGCTCTCCTAAGCGAGAAATTTGCGGTTTGATAGTCAGCCATAAGCGAAAAAACTTTTACATTCCTTGCACCAATGTGTCGCAAGGAGAGAATGAATTTATTATAGATGCACAGGAGTTTGCTGACATCTCTGACAAATACAAAGTATTGGCAGTTGTTCATTCTCATGTCAATGCCAATCCAAATCCAAGTCAAGCAGATTTAATTTCTATTGAACAAAATAAACTGCCATTCTTAATTGTGAACTATCCACTGAACACATGGACATGGACAGAGCCAAGTGGTTATGTTGCGCCATATATCGGCAGACCATTCGTGCATGGAATTACAGATTGTTATGCTATGCTTGTTGATTATTACAAGCGAGAATTAAAGCTTGATATTAAAGATTACAAACGTCAAAACGAATGGTGGATAAAAGGTGATAATCTTTATTTAGAAAATTATGAAGATGCAGGCTTTGTTAAGGTGGATAATCTTCAGAAACACGATATAATTCTGATGCAGGTTGCTAGTCCAGTTGTAAACCATTGTGCAATATATTTAGGCGACAATATTATTTTGCATCATGTTATGGGTAGAGCTTCTAGTCGTGATGTATATGGCGGATATTGGCGCAAAATTACTTCAATTATTGTAAGGCACAAATCTTTATGTTGACAGTCACGCTTTATGGCCATTTGGCTGATAAATATGGAAAGACTCATCAGATTGAGGCTAAAACGCCTGCTGAGGTTATTCGCGCTTTCTGTGCAAACTTTAAAGATTTTAAAGATCAAATTATTCAAGATGGACAAGCTTTTTATAAAGTATTGGCTGGTAAGGAAAATAGATCAAATGCAGAAGGGCTGCATATTGGCACATCTAAAACAATTAAAATTGTTCCAGTCATTGGAGGCAAAAGCGGACTTGGTAAAATAATTGTGGGTGCAGCACTTATTACTTTTGCAGTAATGAATCCAACATACGGTGCTTTTGCCATCGGTGGATTTTCATCAAGTGTTGCAAGCATTGCTTTTTCGGTTGGTTTTTCATTGGTATTAGGTGGCATCTCAAGTATGTTATTTGCCCCACCAAAAGTAAAAATAAACAACGGTGAGCGACCAGAGAATTTGCCATCTTATGCTTTTACTGGTGCAGTCAACACAAGCGGTCAAGGCAATCCAGTTCCTGTATGTTATGGAAGATTGCGCGTTGGTAGTCAAGTAATTTCAACTGGATTAAGTGTGGCGCAATTATGAGCGATATTCGTGGAGCAAAAGGTGGCGGAAAAGGTGGCGGTGGCGGAAGTTCGCGTGTTGCTGTTGAAGCACCAGATAGTTTACGTTCGCGTCAATATGCTAACGTATTAGACTTAGTAAGCGAAGGCGAAATTGAAGGCTTGGTTGATGGCCTAAAATCAGTTTACCTTGATGACACGCCACTACAAAATGCAGATGAATCATTTAACTTTAACGGTGTGGTTGTTGAAGGCAGAACTGGTACACAAGCGCAAACTTATATTGATGGCTTTGCAGGCGCAGAAGCTGAAACCCCTGTTGGCGTTGAAATTCAATATGATGTTCCAGTTGTTAGAACAATCACAAACTCAAATGTTACTGCTGTTCGAGTTACTGTATCTATTCCACAATTAACACAACAAAACACAACTAATGGCGATATTAACGGAACCACAGTTAATATGGCTTTGGATATTCAAACTGATGGTGGCGGTTATGTTTCATACCCATTGCGTACTATTTGGAAAACAGAATATTTTGTATTAGCTAATCCATCATACAACACAGTAGATGCTGAAAAATTTAATATTACTGTCACATGGTCGCCAGTTAATGATTATCGCCCACAAACTGTTTACTACAAATTACAGTATCGCGCTGTAGGTGATAGCACTTGGCTAGACTATGAAGCGACTAATTTTAGTGGGCAACCTTTTACATCATATGTAAATAACACTGGTAGTTTTTGGGGCGGATCTAATTGGTATTTAGGGTACGGTGGAGGCACAACAAGAAATGCGCCTTCATCACAAACACGCACATTTAATGTTACATTACCTTCCGATCAATACGAATTTCAAGTTGTTAAAACTAGCGGTGACGGTAGCGTTGCAATTACTTATGGTGAAGGTTATTTTCCAGATGCCATTGATGTTATCACAGGAAAAACAACTTCTAAATATCAACGTTCATACTATGTAAAATTACCACCAGGTGATACTTGGGATATTAAAGTTAAAAGATTGACTGCTGACAGTACATCGTCTGCATTAATTAATAAAACATTCTTTGATAGCTACACAGAGATTGTTGATGCAAAACTATCATATCCAAACTCAGCGCTTATAGGTATTCAAATTGACGCTGAACAGTTTAGTCGTATTCCTGTGCGTGGATATGACATTAAAGGTTTGAAGGTTAAAATACCTAGTAACTATAATCCATTGACTCGCGTTTACACAGGGGCATGGGATGGAACATTTACTAACGCATGGACTGATAATCCAGCATGGGTTTTTTATGACATCATTATTAATGATCGATATGGTCTTGGTGAGTTAATTGATGAGTCTATTGTTGATAAATGGGGTTTATATACTATTGCTCAATATTGCGATGTATTGGTTGACAATGGATATGGTGGATTAGAGCCAAGATTTACATGTAATTTATACCTACAAACTCGCGAACAAGCCTATCAAGTGGTATCAAACATTGCATCTATATTTAGAGCAATGGTTTACTGGGCAAGCGGATCAGTATTTTTATCACAAGATGCACCAAAAGATGTTAGTCAGATTTTTAGTGCTTCTAATGTTGTTGATGGCATGTTTAACTACTCTGGATCAAGTGGAAAAGTTCGCCACACTGTAGCCTTAGTGTCATGGAATGACCCTAATGATGCTTATCAACCTAAAATTGAATACGTTGCAGATAATGAAGCCATTGAAAGATATGGCGTTATACAAAGCGATATTGTCGCTATTGGATGTACATCAAGAGGGCAAGCAGCGCGTTTAGGCAGATGGTTAATCTATAGCGAACAAAATGAAACTGAAACAGTTAGCTTTAAAGCAGGCATGGATTCAGTGTTTATTCAGTCTGGCGATATTATTGAAACCAATGACGTTAATCGATCAGGCAAACGTTTAGGTGGTCGCATTGTATCTGCAACAACTACAGCTATTACGTTAGATGCTCCTATTACTATTGAAGCTGGCAAGACTTATGAAATATCTTGTAAACTTCCTGACGGCACAATTGAATCTAAAGTTGTTACAAACAGTGTAGGCTCAACAAGCGTTATTAATGTTGCTACAGCTTTTAGCGCAGCGCCACAAGTTTATGCAATGTGGATTATTGCAGTAAGCGATTTAATTCCTGAACAATGGAGAGTTATTTCAATTTCTGAAGTAGATAAACATCAAGTTGAAATTACAGCACTTGCTTATCGCCCTGATAAATATGATGCTGTCGAACAAGATTTAATTTTACAGCCATTACCATTAAGTATTATTAGTGGCGATAAGCCTGCAACTCCTGAAAATTTAACTGTTATTGAGTCGTTATATTTAGCTGGTCTTAGTATTGTTGGCGTTAAAGCCACTATCAGCTGGAATAATGTTCCTCAAGCCACTAGCTATTCTGTTAGTTATCAAACAGGAAGTAATGCTGAAGTTATTATTACCACTGATAGAAACAGCATTGAAGCTTTTCCTTTAAACGAAGGGCGATATACATTTAAAGTAGTTGGCATTGACAATTTGGGAAGAAGATCAACACCAGCTATTTCTGTCGTTGATATTCTAGGTAAAACCATTCCTCCTGTTGATGTGACAAGTTTTGCAGTAGCGCCATTAGGAACGATTGGTTTATTTACATGGAATCAAGCAACTGATTTGGATGTGTTAGTTGGTGGTAGAGTTGTATTTAGATATTCTCCAAATACATCAGCAACATGGGACACAGCTCAAGATTTAGTCAGCGAAGCAGCTGGTAACGCTACTGCCATAACTTTGCCACTGCAATCAGGTATTTACTTTGCTAGATTTATTGACTCAAGTGGTAACTTATCTACTAATGCCACAAGCATTATTACTGATGCCGCTAATGTACTTGCGCTTAACTTTGTTGAAAGTGTTGTCGGGCAACCGTCATGGGCGGGAACGAAAGTAGATACGCAATATAGCGCTGATTATGGCGGATTAGTATTAAGTTCAGCAACACTATGGGACTCTGATGATCTTATTGATGGCGATGACTTAGTAGATTTTGGTGGTGGCGTTGCATCAAGCGGTACATACTATTTAGGTGAAATTGATCTACTAAGCGTTCAAACATTGCGTTTGGCGTCATTAGTAGAAGCAAGGGCATTGGACTTAACTGCGCTTTGGGATTCTGATGATTTAATGGATAGTACAGAGCTTGTTGATTCTGCCTATATTGATGACGTTAGTGCTACTATTTGGTATCGAGCCAGTCAAGATGGCGTAACTTATGGAGATTGGCAAAATTCAACGCTTGCCGATGTTACTGCGCGTTCATATCAGTTTGAATTACGTTTAATCAGTGGTAATATTTATCACAGTATTGTAGTTGAGCAGGCAGAAGCTTCTGTTGATGTACCTGATAGAATAGAATCTGGTGATGATATTATTTCTGGAACAAGTGCAAAAGTAATTACTTATACTAAACCGTTTATCTTTAACCCTGCGGTGGGCGTATCTGTACAAAATATGAATACTGGTGATTATTATTCTATTACCAGCAAATCAGTGAATGGGTTTACAATATCGTTTTATAATGCAAGCAATGTTCAAATTAGCAAGACGTTTGATTACATAGCGAAAGGTTACTAAATGTCACAAGCAGATTTTAATATAGCCAACGTATCGCGTTCGCTATTCAGACAAGAAAATAATGAGTCATTACAAGCATTAGCTAGCCTTAGTTCTGGCGCAACTGCACCTACCACTACTTATGCTTATATGTGGTGGGCAGATACCGCTACTGGGATTTTAAAGCAACGTAACGCTGCAAATGATGGATGGATTAACAAGGGCAATATCGCTGATGTAAACTGGGGATTTGCTGCTTTAGCTGTATTGCAAACATTCACCGCATCACAGCGCGGAACTGTTACTACTGATAATGATGGTTCATTCGATATGAATGTAACCAACAACTTTAAATGCACACCTACAGGCACATTTACACTAACATTTACTAATATTACTGCTGGTCAATCTGGCTATGTATTGCTTGTTAATAGTGGCGGTTATGCGATCAGTGCAGCATCTACTACAAAAGTAGGCGCATCATTACTATCTACTATCTCTACTGCTGGTACTTATCTACTTAGCTACATGAGTGATGGTACTAACGTTTATGTAACTTCATCTGGGGCTTTAAGCTAATGTCTTTACTTCAAAATAGTAATGCTATTTCAGAGGGCGGTTATCCAATCTCTAACTCATT